GTGTTTTACCTTCAAAGTCTGCCATCAAGCCTGTAAGTTGACCTTGTACTGTAGCATCTGTTGATGGTGCGCCTGTAGCCGCTTCAAAGTTTGTTTCAGCTTTAACACGATCCATATCAACAGTAGAACCTGATATGAGTTCACCATCTTCTACTTTACGTGCGTCAGGTGCTACAACCTTTTGTGCTTCAGCTATTTGCTCTACAGATACACCTAACTGTGCTAAGTCTTCTGGTTTCATACTCTGTGCATCTACAAGTGCTTCAGCACTAGGCTTACCTGTAGCCGCTTCTAGTCTAGACATAACATCTTCTATAGATGCAGAAGCTGTTAGAGGTTCGTATGATGCCGCAGGTTGTACTTCAGGAGAGGTTGCATCTGATGTAGGTGTAGCAGTTGTAACTTTTGCTTCACTTGCAGGATCAACTTGTCCTGTAGTAGGATCAATCATACCCGCTTGTTTGTCTTCTTCTGTGATCTTTTCTACTTCTGGTTTCTTTATCATAGAAGCAGGATCATTTGTTGCAACAGTAGTGTATTCAGATATACTTGGTGCAGCTATAGTCTTAAATGCTTTATCTGCTGCATTCATTTTTGTTTGAGATGCATTAACTGCGTTCTGAGCGTCTTCAGCTGCTTTAGCTAAATCTGCATTGGATGGATCTGCTTGAGATTTAGCCATAGCTTCTGATGCGGCTTTTTCTGCATTAGAATATTCTAACTGTGCAGTATCTAATGCTGTTTTAAAATCAGTCGCTTGAGAAGGAGGTGTAAAATTTGGCGTAGATGCAGGGCCTTTAGCTATAGCCTCATTAACTGCTTTCTGTTGTGCTTCTGGTAATACATCTCTAGTCATTCTATTTTGTAGCTGTTGAGCTTCTTCATAAGACATACCACTATAGTCAGCAGGAGCATTGTACATTAATGGTTGTGTAGGTAGTTTCATATTAGGGTCATTTGGGTCAAACTGCATTGGGTCAAACTGAATAGGAGGATTTTGTACAGTACCGCCTACTTGATAACCTTGAACATAACCACCTTTAGCCATACTAATTTTCTTCTGAGCTACCTCTGCCATCTTACCTAGCGTAGATGCCGCTTTAGGTGAAGCCGCTAAGAATGCCGCTTGCTCGTCTGCTTGCATACCTTGCATCTCTGGTATTATCTTACCCATTTGTTCAGGTGTAAATCCACCAAATTTCATAGCCATTTTAATAGTCCTTATTAATTACCCAGCTTCATCCATATAGCAGCAGCAACAAAGCTGAATATAGCAACGGTTGTTATTTTAACGAATGTGTTCCATATACTTAAACGTGTTTGTCGCCACGTTGTTAATAGGTTACGTACTTCACGCATATCCTCAGCAGCAGACTCATCATGTAGCCCTAACTCACGTAGAACTAACTTAGCTCCACGCTTAGCTGATCTGTCTAGTATAATCTCTAGCTCTTCTGGGGTCAATGTTATATTAGTCATTATACACTTCCGTAGACGTTTCCATTATTTGTATAAGTATACGACAGACTTGTATTAATAGCATAACCAGCAGCACCTCCACCATTCTCACCAGAGCGACCCCAACCACCGCCACCGTTAGAACCTGCGCCATCTGTGTTTGAGGTTGCGCTTAGAACAGAACCACCTGCGGCAGGATTGTTAGCGACAGAACCACCACCATTCTGTACACGTTCACCTGCATACACGCCAGGTGGATTGTGAAAGTAAGATGGACTACTACAACCTCCACTTATATACGAAGTACCCGTAACACCACCACCGCCTTGTGGACCACCTGTACCGCCTATAACAGTGCCGTATATTGTACATCCTGACCAATAAACATTTACTGTACTACCACCAGCGAAAGTAACTGAACCAGTTGTACCACCATTACTTGAAGCTGTGTTATATGCACTTTGACCTGCACCACCACCACCTCCAACACCGCCGCCACCTCCACCGCCACCTGCGATGAATGCACCAAAGTTATTAGTTACTGTAGTACCTGCTGCAGTTATACTAATAGCGTGACCACCTGCACCAGAATTACTATTGCCACCCCGTCCAAAGATAGCACCATTGTTTATAAGTACGGAGTTAGCCACATTCATTGTTAACGAGGGTGTAGACGACGACATTGATCTAATATGTACGCCCGAATTAACAGTCATTACGATAGGCACTGTTCCGTCCCAACCTGCAGCTGTTGCTAGAGTACTTAAAGTAGAAGCCCCATCTATACCTGTTGTAACATTAAAAGAGAACGCATTCTGTGTGCCATAGAAGTCAGATAGAGATATTTGTCCTGATGCAGGTACAGTATCTGACCCGTAGTATTCACTAAGCGATATAGGGTGTGACCCACCAAACTCATCCTGTATGTCTTGTAGTGTTATTGCACCACTTGCTTGTATTGCCATTAGATAGTTCCGTACCCTGTTACATTACCTGTTACAGTTAAATTACCTGAAGCGTCTAGCTTCATTTTGTTTGTACCGCTAGTAGCGAAATACAATACACCACCACTCTCAGTTACTGTCCAGTTGCCTAGATCTACAGTCGTAGCATTAAGAGTAGAAGCAGAGAATGACTGTGATCCAGATCCTGCTAGTTCAGCCTTAGTGTCTATCTCTGTTTGTAATCCATCTACGTTAGCAATAGTATGGTTGTGACTATCGTCTGCAATCGTTGCTGTTATAGTGGCATTGCTTGTACCATTAAAAGAAACAGAACCTGTCACGTCTCCTGATAGAGCAATAGTACGAGCAGTAGCTAACGCTGTAGCTGTAGAAGCATTGCCTGTTAAGTCACCCTCAAATGTACCTGCTACGAATGTTTCACTGCCTACGCCCCACTTGTCTGTTGATTCTGTCCAGACTAGAGACTTGTTAGTAGATGTACCACGCTCAATAGTGATACCTGCATCCTGGCTTGGTGTACCTGTCTCATCAGAGTTAAGTGTGATAATGTTATCACCAATGTTTACAGTGTTAGAGTTTACTGTAGTAGTTGTACCATTTACAGTTAAGTTACCGCCTACAATAACATCATCAAATGTTACGTCTTGGTTTGTAGCCAATGAGATAACACCTGTAGAGCTATTGTAGCTAAGATTACCAGAAGCAGATATTGCACCCCTAGCTCTAGCTGTAGTGTGATACAGATTAGATGAGCCTTCAGCTATGGTATCTGTGTTACCCTGCGTAAAGCTCATAACACCCGTAGTGCTGTTGTAGCCTAAACTTCCTGTAGCTGAGATAGCGCCTCTAGCTCTAGCAGTTGTATGATATAGGTTAGAACCCTCTGTAATGTCGCCTGTGTCGTGGTTAGCTACACTTGATACTGTACCTGTTACGTTTCCTGTTAGAGCGCCTGTAAAGCCTCCTGTAGACGACACAGTACCACCTACAACAATGTTACCAGAGTTTAGTGTTAAGTTAGCTGTAGCTAAAGTTGTGTTGCCTGTTATAGCAAGAGTGCCACCTACTGTAGTATTACCTGTCACTGCTAGTGTACCCAGCGCTGAAGTAGCTGAACCATTTAAACGTAAAGTTTCTACAGAGCCTGAGAAGATAGATAACTGGTTAGAGTTGTTAGTTAGTTTACCAAAGCTAACACCACCATCTTTAAGTAATACATCTCCACCGTCAGCATCTAGTGTAATATCACCTGCTACATCTAGCGTTAAGTCTCCATTAGATACAGTGTAAGAATTGTCTATGATAGTAGTGTAACCATTCACACCAATATTGGCTGTGTCTGTATACAGAGTACCATCAAAGTATCCATCCTTGAATTGAGCTGCACTAGATCCTAAGTCAATAATGTTATTAGCTTTAGGTAAGAGCGTAGATATACCTACAATGATGTCCTGCCCTGGTCCTACCTTTGTTACAGGTGCGCCTTGACCTGATGAACCATCATGAGCGTGACCAGAGGATGCGTTAAATGCGTTTTCTACAGCGTTAAACTCTCCGTCTAAGTCGTCTGCGTCAATAACGCTACCGTTAGCGATGTTGTTAGCCGTATCTTGGCGTGTATAACCTGCCATAAGAGTTGTCCTTTATTGTCTATCGTTCTGTGTAAACTCAAGAAGTGCTGTATCAAGAGTAAATGCTGGGTTAGTTGTGTTATCTTCTATACGTATTGATATAGTCTTACCTGATCCAATGATTTGATTCTGATAAACCTTATCTAGTTCTCCCCCAAATACGGCTGTACCATATGAGGCTGTAACTGCTCCATAGATAGAAGCAACAACACCTGAACTTATTATAGTAGTAGCTGCTGGCTGTATTAGGTTTTGGTTGTTAAATCTAGTGAAGTCATACTTAAGTGCTAAATCTATACTGAAAGATCCTTTAGGGTCAATATATGTAGTTAGCTTATAAAAAGTCTTACGTATCTGTGGATCGGATATAGGCATATATGGTGATTCGTAAATAGCTTCAATGGGATCACCATCAAAATCATAACCTGTTTCCATTTTGTATACGTAGCCATCTTCATTAGCAAATATAATAGTCTCTGTATATTCTGTATATTTAGAGTCTGCTACAAACGCTTTTATACCTGATGTCTCACCCCATGCTAAGTTAGATGCACCTTGGTTAGAGAACTTAGTTACGAGCAATCCACGAGCAACTTTCTTTTGTTCTGACTGTGTATAGCCAAAGATGCGGTATTGAGCTTTCTCACGTATAACAATAGAGCAGAAGTTAGATGTACTTTGAGCAAACTTATAAACGTCATCAGCTATAGGATCAGAAGCTACTTCAAGTGAGAAGTCACCAATTCTATCTGTAGCACCTAAGAGTCTAATACCGTCAGGAGACATATACATAATGTCACCACCAACCTCTTGTATCGTATCAGGGTCTAAACAACCAATGCCTTCTGTGATAGGGTTTAACTGGAAGTCAGCTAAAGTTGTACCAGAGAGACGTTGTATGTTATTTCTACTAAAGATGATAAGCTGATCACGGAAAGCAATCAAACCTGTAATATCATGGCTTACGTTTATAACACCACCACCATTAGCGGCACTAAAGTCTCCTGAGTCTGAAGGTGCTGAGAAGTATAAGTTAGAACCCTTAGAGAAGAACACTGTAGTCTTAAACACTGCTACCTGTTCTACACCCTGTAAGTCTGCTAGAGAAGAGATAAACGATAAAGTGTTAGATGTATCGTTAAACAGCGCTGGGTAGTTAGAACCGTCTACCATTATAATGAAGTCACCTGCACCAAAGTTATACTCTGTGCTACGGATCTTACCGCCTAAGAGTGTTGCCTTGCCTAGTGAAGACCAAGTACTACCAGAAGATCTGTGGTATTCAGTTTTAGGTGTAGAAGCTCCATCACTTCTAGCCGCTATATACTCTCCAATATTAGCTACTTTAACACCAAGTACACGTCCTGTTCCTGGTACAGTATTGTTTGTTGCTTTTGTATAGCCTAATACTTTACTGTAACCACCAGACCTAGCTGGCTCAAAGTTCTGCAGTATAGTAGCAGAACCAACAGCATTAGAACCCTGTTGTAGAGGGCTGAGATTAGAGATGAGGCCACCTTTAAACTCAATAGGGAATGTCTGCCAATTAGTAGCCATCAGTAATGAACTCTTGTATCTCTTAAGTACTCTGTACGGTTTATGTTTATAGAACGCATACTCTTGATACCCTCTTTAAACTTGCCTTGTGATAATTGTGCAGACTGAGTGTCACCCCTGAATACATAAGCATAATACATAGCACCATCTACAACGATATGTCTGTATGGTTCTGGTATAGTAGCAACGTCTGTTGCCTTATCCATATCAACACCATTAGTGTAATATTCATATACTACTTCATATGCTTTGTCTGGGGATGGTACAAACAGTAATTCTCTACTTGGCGCACGTACAACATACTGTGGTACACCTCTTACATCTGAGCTAGAGTTATACTCTATGTCTGCGTGTTTGTCAAGATATTCTTCGTAATTCAACACTTTAAGACGTTTAGTATCTACGTTAAGAGTGTCATCACGTTTTAGCCTAAAGCTATTCATATTAACAGTCTTACTGTCGTAAGGCATACTGTAGCGTACTTCACCTGCAGTTAAGATCTCTGTCTCTTCTGCGTGATTCCAAGGCCACTCAAACTCTTCTTGGTGTATATGTCTTATGGAAGCATTAACAGCATCTTTAGTAAGGTTGTAGTAACCCTGTGCTGTAGCAAAGTTAGCTGTAGTCAGTTCTACTTCGTTAAGTCTTCTGTTAACATCATTAACTAACCCGATAAAGTCATAGGCCATTCTTATTTCTCCTTAACACGTACAAATACTGAACGCTCATACTGTAAGCCTTCTACTGTAGTGATTTTACATGTAACTTTGTATCTAACGTTATTAGTACCAAGAGACAGTCGTATTGTTGCTACAGTAAGTGTATTAGTCTTTTGTACCATTTGTAGGTTATTAACAACTTCACCTGCATCAATTAGGGTCTTAACACCTTGAGCATCATCAACAAACCATGAAACACCTGATATAGTGTCGTCACCTAAAAAGCGTGACCAATCAATGCTGTAGTCTAGTATTTCATCTTTATCTTTATCAGGCCATTTGTATGACATTATTGTAATCCTTATGCTGCAATACGTACAACTCTATCTGTGTCCATTGCTTCAATTAGTACTGTTCGGTTATTGGGGTCTGCTGGAATGTTAATGCTGTAACCTTGGTTAGTAGGTGATACAAAGATAACACGGTTTCTGTCGAAACTTGCTTTAAGACTTTCGTAGTCAAACTGTACAGTTGTTACTGTGAAGTTACCAGCAAATACGTTTAGTGGTACACCTGTTATCTCAAAGACGTTAGACGTTTTAGTTGTAAGTATACCAGCGTTAGTATTAGCCGCTACTCCTACAGGTAAAACAACAGCCTTAGCTTGTATGTTAGAGCCTGTTCCTATAGTGCCTGTAAGCGCTGGGCTTGTAAGGCTTATATTAGCCTCTGCCAATACTGTAGTTGTACCGATAATGCCTTGAGAGTCAACCCCTGAAGGTACTACATTAGCGTTTGCAGCTACTATTGTTGTGCCTACAGATGATGTAGCTGATATTGAAGCACTAAGTGTAACACTCTTGGCAGTGACGACTGATAAGCCGATGCTACCTGTTCCTGCAACACCTGTCAAGCCTAAATTAGCTTCCGCTACAACAGTTACACTTCCTGCAGTACTTGTAGCAGAAACACTCTGTATTACAAAGCGTGTCTCTGCCGTAGTAGAGAAAGGGTTAGTTGAAAATGGTGATATACCGAAGATCATCTACTCAGCCGTGTATCCGTTTCCTGCTGTAACAGCCGCATTAGCCGCTGTCATACTTTCGTCTGTCCAGTAATCTTTAGCAACCATTAGTTCTAGGTGCTGAGTATTACGATCTACACAGTCTTGTCGATCTGCTGCATCATCATCTGCCATAGCATTCCCTGCTATCACGTCATTGATAAGTGCAACTGAGTCACCCATTGCTGAGTAGTTCTGTGCAATTTGTTCTGCTGTTAATTCATCCATTGTTTATGCTCCTTCTAGGGTTTTGGGTGTGCATTTTTAATAGCTTGTATATCTGCTTTCCAAGCGTCTACGCCTTCGTGAAATATTTTATCTAGTTGATCTGCATAAGATGGGTACTGTGCTTTGCGCAGCATTTGATAGTGTGTATCTTGGTTAGGCATATCATCTATAACTGTATTGCCTTCGTCTAACCATGCTTGCAGCCTATCCCAATTTGCAGAGCCGTCATTTGTCGTCGGAACAATAAAAAACAAATCATCTTCGTCTTGCAAATGAACGCAATAAGTATCCCGTTCTAGCATAATGTTTGTATGATAAATTGCCATGTTACTACCTCTTTTTAGGATTGTATTTTGCGGGTGAGAATTCTCAAGTGTGGTACGCCAAAAACTGCAGAGTTTGACGTTTGAGTTGCATTAGACCGCACATATAATCTTTTATGGTTTCCGGTCAATTCGACTTTCATTTCGAATACTAGTGAACTTGTACCTGTATGTGTCGCAACCGATATTGGAAGCTGATAGCCAAAAGTGCCAGAAGGATCACACCCCATTATAGCGCTTCCAGTATATGAAACATTTGCTCCAGCGTTCGCTACCAGTGCGTGTATTTGACCTGTATACCCGTAAGCAGGACTTGCATTTGCAAAAGTCAAAATGATCCAATTATTAGCAGCTGTGAATGCTGGATCGTTTAAATTAACAGCAGTAATTTGATGCCAAGTATTGGCCGCAGCGCCCGCGTTATAACCGGTAGCATTACCGGTAAAGGTTGCTTTCCAGTGATGTGTATAAATACTTCCATTACCTTCTGCCCAGTACGCAGGATTACCACTCCCATCAGACAGCACGATGTTGTTGTTTGAGGTGCGGATGTCTAGGCCGCCTTGGTTTCCGTCAAACATGCCGATAATGGTGTTGCGATACCCTGTTGTTACAAGATCACCTGACCCATCACCAATGAACGTGTTTGCAAAGGCAGTAGTATTACCATACCCAGCACCTTTACCAAGAAAAGTATTGTTTGTGCCTGTAGTAGTACTATACCCTGCTTGATAACCAACCGCTGTGTTGTTGCTTGCGGTGGTGTTGAGAGCTAGTGCATATCGACCCAAGCCTGTGTTAGAACTACCAGTAGTGTTGTTTACTAAAGCACCCGAACCAAAAGCAGAGTTTTCAGCTCCTGTAGTGTTTGAATATAAAGATTCACGCCCTACTGAGGTGTTATGGGAAGCTGATGTGTTTAACTGTAATGCCCCGAGGCCAACCGCTGTATTATGATGTCCAGTTGTGTTTGAAACCATAGCATAACTAATAGCCGTGTTTTCAATACCCGTTGTATTATTGGCGAGTGCTTGTCTACCTAATGCGGTATTGATTGTACCAGTAGTATTATCTTGTAACGCCTGATACCCAACAGCAGTGTTGTTGGAAGCGGTGGTGTTAGATTGTAGTGCTGAGTGTCCTAATGCAGTGTTAGATTGACCACTTGTTGTACCATAAAGTGCCGCAGAGCCAATACCTGTATTTGAACTTCCTGTTGCACTTGTTAGAGCATAATCACCTATAGCGGTATTATGCTGCCCAGTAGTTGCAAGAGAAAGCGTATTACTGCCAACCGCAACGCTATAGTTACCAGATGTAGCATTCGTAAGAGCATTCCAACCAATAGCGGTAAGTCTAGACCCAGAAGTGACTGCATCCAACGCAGCATTACCCAACGCCACGTTGTTTGTACCAACAGGATAGTTCCCGTCTAGCTTGATTGTGCCACCGTCTGCGGAGACATTACCTGCAACAGTAAGGCCATCAACAGTAATTGTGCCTACAATATCTTTGTCAGCACTATCTGCTAAATCTCTTGCTCTACTCATTTGTTAAGTCTCCGATGTTTGTCTTTTTGTTTGGATTAAAGCTATGCAGTGGGTTAATCTACCATATACGTTCCAGCAACCATAATGCGTTTATTTGTTCCATTATACCAAGTTGTTTCAGAATTAGATTCTTGAATCATAAATAACATGTAAGTGCCATTATTTGCTACAAACCCACCATTGGATTCATTTTGAATAGCATTACCATAAGATGTTAAAAACAACCCATATCTGTGTTGTGTGTTACTTGAGGTAAAAGGTAATCCATAAATCCTTGCACCACCTGTGACTGCGTTTGCTAAATCTACCTGACTTGAATAGTAAGTGAAATGAACAGTATTACCAATTTTTGTATAGTAACCTGTGGTGTTGCTAATATTAGATGCATTAGTCCCACCGAAACTAGCAGTCCAAGTTCCCTCTTCATAATCCTCCAACTTATTAGACCGAGCATCAAACTGGATACCGCCACCTAAAAATAAGTCTCTGTATTTATAATCAGCAGTTCCTAAATCAATATCTCCATTAGTAACATTACCCGTCGAATTGCACGGGAGTATATTATCCAATAAATATCTTTGGCCAGCACCACGATTACCTGCAACAAATAAGTCAACTCCAGAAACACTGCCAATACTACCTACAGCTGCGCCGTCTTTGTTGAAGTATGCTATTACTCCGTCAGAAGACAAACGATTAAATGATGCTGCATTTGTCCCACTAGCTGTAGCCCATAACGTACCTCCAGAACGTGCCTCTATTCCTGCGCTGCCAAAAGCAGTACTCGACTTACCCACCAACAAGTTGCCTGATGAGTCTATGCGCATACGTTCTGTATTGTTCGTAATAAAGTACATATCATTGGTAGCAACCCCAATCATGTTGCCATTATTGGTACTATTGCTATCTTCAATGATAATGTTTGCTTCTGCGTCTGAACTTTCAAACTTAGCAGTGTAGTTCCACGCACCACCAGTAACTAAAAGTCCTACGTTATTGCCACTTTGAGTAATCTCAAGGTTTGCACTAGGGGAACTTGTACCAATACCTAAAGATGTGGTACTAGCGTCATAATGTACTTTGGTAGTAAGACCATCCATAATACGAATGTCATTACCTTTAGTATTGAGGTTTAGATATGAGCCACCCCATGATAATTCTACGTCAGCACCAGTACCCAATACAATAGCCTGTGAATCAGCCATAAAGATTGAGTTAGGGAATAGTGTCCCGTTAAGGTCTACACTATCATTAATAGTAATATAGCCATCAAAGGAAGCACTACCTGTGAAAGTAACAGTACCGTCAAACGTAGGGTTTAACACTTCGAATGTACCATAAGATACAACCTCAAGTATATCACCTGTAGTTGCACCTGCCGCAAGTACAACATCTGAACCGTTAGTCGCTGTATAGTCTGCTGCAGCTAGTTTAACTCCATTAAGGAAAACATCCAGGAACTCAGGTGTGTAGCCACTTGTAGGGAAGCTTGTTTGGTTATTAGTCGCAGTAAAAGCGTCCCTTGTTTGGGTAGCCTGTGGTACTGGCTGTGTGCCTATGTAGCCTGACATTTGTTAAGCCTCCAATGCTTCTACCCTAGTCTTTAGGGATGTTATTTCTGCTAATGCTTCTTGTAGTGCGGCTGTGAGTAATGGCACTAGCTTGCTTTGGTCTATACCTTGATAGACAGGGATTGTGTTGCCATCATCGTCTAGTTTATTATCTCCAGCAGAAACGCCATCTGGTAACTCTTCATCATCTTTCCAGACTTCAACTTCGTTATGTGTACCAGCGATTGCTTCTGGTACTACATCAGCAACTTCGTGTGCTAAGAAGCCATCTACTACTGTATCAGTACCATCAGCTATAAAGTTAAAACGTGATGGGTTAAGCTGATTAACTCTTGCAGATGCACCTGTTAGGTCTACTACGTTTTCTTTTAGTCTGTAGTCTGAGGAAGTGACGTATGATGTTGCAGTGCTACTTACGGCTATATACCCAACCTGAGTTCCATCATGTGTAAATCTAATAACACCATGTGTCCCTCCTCCCTGCCTACCAAAACTTCCTGCCCAGCTTGTACCATCATAAACAGATAATCGAGCATCAGCGGAAGTCGTCCCCAACAACAAGTCTCCTGACGAGTCTATTCGCATACGCTCTGTAAATCCAGTATGTGTACTAGGGCTTGATGCTGTACCAAAAACTAATTGTGCGCCATCATCATAACTTACTGTAGTTTGACTATTACCTTCAACGTTAATTCCAAATTGACCACTTCCACTACTTACGCCAGTTCTTTCAACGGCAAATATGTTATTAGCACTTTGAGAGACGGTTAAAGTAGCATTAGGCGAACTCGTACCAATACCAACACCAGTATTCGTTGCATGAAGAATGTTTGCTCCGCTAGGCTTTAAAGAAATAGCACCTGACGCACTTGAAATAGATAAATCGCCAGACTGCTGATAAACAGTATTACCTGTGTCTGCGCCAGAAATTCTTAGCCCATTTAAATATGAATAAGAATTAGTAGTTACACCGCCAGTTACGTCAACGCCTGTTGCTGTTGTGGCTAGTTTAAGTGCGTTATCGTAGTAAAGTTCTACTGCACCATTATCCCTAAATACGGCAGAGTTTTCACCTGATTTGGGTTGTAAAACTATATCCCCACCAACAATTCCAGCATCAAGGTTACATCTTATATATAAATCTTTATTTACAGAATCAATATAGTTACCTGACCCTCCATTGTGGTAAATCTGTAGGTCATTGCCAGCCCCGAACTGTGCTTTTACGTTATCATTAAAGATAACACCATTTGCCCCACCTACACCTGCTGGTAAACCTGTTAAGCCAGAGCCATCACCTGTAACTGCTGTTGCGGCTACTGTACCTTGAACCGTTAAGCCACCTGACATTGTATCGCCAGTTTTAGTTACAAACTCAGCATCAGCTTCTGTTGAAGTATAACTCTCTGAGAGTTGAAACGAAGCCTGAGATACTACAACAACATTATCGCCACTCTGGGCGGCTACAGTAAGTGTAATGCTTGTTCCGTTTGTCGCTGTATAGTCTGTACCATCCAGTAAGCGTACACCGTTTTGATATACGTGTACCTTACCTACTGTGTAGTTCAAACCAGTTAAGCTTGTAGTGCTTCCCGTAATAGAGTAAGTCTTCTTACGTTCAACACCTGACGAAACGACAGACGCTTTAGAACCTATGTAACCTGCCATTGTAGTCTCCTAGTTATATTTCTTGTGCATCCATAGCTGTTTGGTATGCAGTCTTCACTGCGTCTGTCCAAACGGCATTACAGATAGCTTGTACTTCTGTTGACTCACTTGAGATGTCAGTGTCACCCCATGTATCATCTGATTTAGTTGAGCATTGTAAGACGTGACGATGGAATGATCTGCTGATCTCTGTACCATCTCTAGCTATCACTGTAGCTGTACGAACTTGCACATGCTTGTGATCTCCAACGACTTCAATTTTATCTTCTACTTGTGTTTCTGTAAGTGCCATATTGGCCTCCTTTGTTTTATCGTGGCACTATTGCCACCTGTCCAACCCAATCTCTGAGTGGGTTATGTTTATTGTTCTGTGTAGTAAAAGCCTGCGCCAATCCATCTACCGTTTAAAGTGTGTCCTCCAGACCCAACATACATACCTATAGCAGTACTGTTTTGATTAATATGCCCCCAGATATCAGCGTTACTAGTAGAATAACCACCATAAACAGACCAGTTGCCAGTCACTGAATTGGGTGATGCTGTAAAAGGCAGACCAGCGATTTGGTATCCCGATGTACTTGCAGTAGCGGTTACGTCAAAATTAATATAAACAATTCTTCCTATTTTAGTATAGGTTGCAATGATACCTTGGCTATTATACGCATTTCCACTGCCATCAACAGCCGTCCAAGTTCCCTCTTCATAATCTTCTAACTTATTAGCCGACCCATTACCGCCGAGGTATACACCGCCTGAGAGGTAAGCGTCTCTGAAGCGAGCGTTTGCATACCCTAAATCGTGAGCATTATCTGCAATAGCACCCGTAGTAGTTACTGGAAAAATAACAGCATGAGTAGAGTCTGAATAGCTAAATTTGACTCCTC